TCTGCCCATTGCGTCTCTGGGGCCCAGACCATACCTGATTCGAGGATCGGGGCTACTGAGTTGGCTCTCGAGATTTTATCTTGCCCTGCCCGACGACCACCGGGCGAATACATAGTGACAGGAATGCCTGCGCGCCTGAGTTCTTGCTGAAGCGTGATCCCTGTTGCTTTGGCCTCGATCAGGACATTATCGGGCTGCCAGTAGTCATACTGCTCTTTGGCAATACGTTTTAGCTCTGGGAAGTCCCAACGGCCCTTCCTTACATCAACAAGAAGCAGAGACGGCCCCGCATCTTCGTTAGGATGAAATACACCCCACGTAGTGACTACCGAGAAATCTGCCGTCTCTTTCTTAGAATACGCCGTGTCGTAAGATTGAATGATATATTCCAGCCTTGGGGTGTAATCTTTTTCCCAAATCTTCCACCACTCCCTCTTGAGTATTGCGCCCTCGTCAGCGGTTGGGCGCTGCTGATACATCGCGTTCCATTTCTGGACCGACATCGATGCTTTTACAGACTTTAACTCGTCGAGCTTCCAGAAAGAGGGCCAGAGAGGCTTTTCGTTCTCTTCGCTTTCGTTCAGGATGGCAGGAAACTCAATGACTTCCCATTTATCCGCGTCGTCTTCCTGCATCTGCTTGATCAGCCTTGCGGTCAGGTCTTTCGTGCCCCAACGGGTCATCACAACGACAATAGCGCCGCCGGGCTGTAAACGGGTTCGGGGTCCAGAGGTATACCATTCCCACGCATTATCCAGCGCAAGCTGAGACTGGGCGTCTTGTTCAGAGTGGGGATCGTCAATAATCAGCATATCCGCGCCACGACCTGTCATCGCACCGCCTACACCTACCGCGAAGTATTCTCCGCCAGAATTGGTGTCCCAACGTCCAGCCGCCTTGCTGTCAGCCTTGAGCTCTACCGTGGGAAAAACCTCTCTGTACTTGTCGAGGTCCATCAGGTTACGGACTTTCCGGCCAAATCGTACAGCGAGCTCGCCTGTGTGAGTTGCTTGGATAATCTTAGTAGCAGGGCGCTTACCCATAAGATAGGCAGGCAGCAGATAACTAGCGAATTCAGACTTTGTGTGTCGAGGAGGCATGTTTACGATTAATCGCTTTAGCTCCCCGCTGGCTATGCGGTCAAAAGCAGAAGCCATCTTTTCGTGATGGGTGCTTAGGATTGCTTCAGGCCAGACGTAGCGGGAGAAACCTAGAAAGGAATCACGCCCGTGTCCCTGTGCTTCTAGCAGGGCCAGCCTGAGTTCTAGCTTGAGTTTCTCCGCTTCTATCTCAGGAGGTATTTGAGCTGCTTGCATAAGATGCTTATCGATCTATGTTTTCTAAGGTGGCTAAGACATTAGCTAGATTTAAAGCTGCTTGTGCGTACTTCATTGCCTCGTCTTGGTTGGAAGCCTTCTCTGTTTTTGTAGCCATTTCTTTTATGGCATTTTCAATTTCATTTTTCATAAGGGTTCTAACTCCTTTTCGTTTGAATTTTGCAAAAAATTTTTGCGGGTTTGATTTTCCAGATAAAGGGGGTGGGTTTCAAGGTGTTCCACGTGAAACATTAAAGGTCATTTTCGTTTCGGCCAGAATTATTTGTGCAAAATCGGGCCAAGGCCACGGCCCGCGCGACGCGGGCGCGGTTCGCGGTGTGTGCGTGCGAGCGCGGCGTCACATGGACCAAATTGGCCAAAAGGGACCCGCTATTTCCGGTAATAGTAATTACCGGAAATAGCGACTTCAATAAAATCAATGACTTAGCTATTTTTGGACCGTGATCCTTTGACCTCTAACCATTTTGCTCGGGGAATTCCCTCAGGGGAGGGCGGGAAGACCCCACAAAAACGGCCCACGGGCCCGCGAGGGCCCTTTCTTGGAAAGATGGACTGTTAGCCTAGGATTACCCTCAGGTCTAATTACCCTGCCTCACAGGGCCTCTGAGAGCGTTACGGACTAATGCGTGCTCAGGATATGGTGCATGTGCTTCCAGTCCACTGCATCAAGCGCCCAGCTCTCCACCGGCAGCAGGTCCGTTCCCCGCTCGAACAGCTCCTGAGCCTGCTTCCCGTGATACAGCAGCAGCCTGATCTCGCTTCTCTTCGTGGTCCCCTTCGGGTGATGCTGGACCAGAATCCAGACCGGCATCCCTATCATCCCGTGCTTCAGGTTGAAGGATATCTGATGAGGGCTCAGTCTCACCTTCTTCCCCCGCTCCACTACCTTCAGCTCGATCATCACGAATCTCGCTTTGATCAGAGCCACTAGGCAGTCCGGCATCCCCACTCCGACTCGGTTCTCCAGTCGGGTTATCAGAGAGTTCGGCAGGTTGTCTTTTAGCTTCTTGTGCAGCGCGCTTTCTGGCTTTCTCGCCATCTCTAATCTCCTCAATCAAGTCAATGCCTTCTGCCTGATCGATCTCTTCAGGCGTCACGTCAATGATTTGATTGGGCGGAGGGCCGCCATACAGGGCTTTGATCTCTTCCAGCTTACGGCGCACCTCATCGGCGCTCATGCTGTCAATGGTCCCGTGCCTGATCTCCTTTCTGTCAATGTAGATCGTTCCCAGTGCCTGCCCGCGACGATACTCAGCAGTGACAGCAGCACCAAAGTTCCCAGCCTCGAGGGCCTGATCCCGAATAGTCTGTAGATCGCGCAGGTGGCGCTCAATGTTGGTCCCGTACTTCTCCGCCATCTGTTGGCGATATTTCTGGATCGCAGCCACGACATGAGGATATTTCTTCGGGTTGGTCAGGTCAGAGGCCGTCTTGTTTGCATTCTTTTCAGGATAGCCCGCGTTGATAGCCGCCTGCTTCATTGTCAGCCTTCCCTCGCCGTCGATCAGCTCATAGATGAACTTCCATTGCTGTGGCGATACGGTCTTCCCTTGCTCTTCTAAGGGAGGCACGGGTTGTTGCAGGCGCTCGTTCATCCGCATCTTTTCATTTGGCTTGACGCCAGTGTCGTTCAGTATTTTAGACAAGGTTTTTCTGGACATCAGGCGGTCCTCCGGCAGACCCAGTAAGGCGTCCCGTCGGACGCAGGGCGGACCATAAACTTGCGAGGCGGGTATCGGTAACCGTATTTCCTCGCCGCCGATCCCACTAACTGGGCATCGTCTCCCGTCTCGATCAGGAAATAATCCCCCACGATCATCGCTTTGAACGGATATTTGAGCGTCCCAGAGCTCAGTCTTCGCATAGTGTGTTTTCGAGGGGTTATCCCTTCAGTTGAGCAGGGCTCGTCGTATAAACGCGGCACAGGACCTCCAGAGTGGTTATTTCGCCAAAGTATAACAGTCTTTTCTGAAAAATTTAAAAACAGTAGTAAAAAATGGTTCGCGCGCGCACCCCGTCAAATTGAAAAAACCATTGCGTCATTGCGTCTAGTGAAAAGTCAACGCAATGTCAGTGTTACAATATTTCCTTAATAAAATCAGTCACCTTGCGTCAATTGCGTCTGTAACAGTCTTTTTAGCAAAAAAAAGTTAATACACGTTTTTTTTCAGAAAAGACTGCTATACATACCGTTCTGGCGCAAGTAACGCAATGTAACGCAATGTAGTGCAAGATAGTGGCCCGTGGTCCTTGGTTACTGGCCCGTGGTCCATGGCTCTCGAAAGGAGCTCAGATAGGCATTGAAACGGGCCCGCCAGAGATTGCCTAAAAACCCACTGAAAAAAGAAAACACCTGACGGGCCCGTGGTCCGAGGACCGGCTTTCATCCTATCATAGAAAAAGACCCGCCGGAGCGGGTCTTTTGGTTCGTGGTCCTGTTATTAGTTTCGATCCAAGTGATCGTTTGCAGCTTTAAAGAACTCTTCATCCGTGACCTTCTCGAAGCCGCACGGGGCTACTCGATACGGTTCGTAAACTCCAATTCCATCGGGCGGGCACTTAACAAAATAATCCCCAACCATGCTAGAACGATGCCCATACTCTTTGCCATCCCAGCCTTTCTCCAGAGTAGCTATCTCTTTGATATCTTCTGAATAGTCGTTGTTGATGTCTCCTTCAACGTATCGGCCGCGAGACCATGATCCGTAGATGTTATTGGTTCGTTTCCAAGCATACTCGAGGGCGTCATCAATCTCTCGGTCTCCGCACTCAATTATCGCCATTCGACCCAAGCCCATATCGTCGCCAGTATTGCGATCTGATTTCTTGTGAAAAACCATTATTTCCATTTCTGTCTCCTTTCTAGTGATTCGTGATTAGTCGTACTCGTAAAGCAGGCCGACACCGAACTCGCCACCGTCGTCAAATTTGCAAGTATCGTTCCGGCGTATCTCGCCAATTGCTTCCTTTTCAGCGTTGACGAAAGTGGCCACTACCGGATTCTCTTCCTCTTCAAAAGGCTTGATCTCGTAAAGGCCGTTCCAGTCGCCTTTCTTGTTGATTCGGATGATGTGGGCCGCGTCAGCCACCACTTTGATCCAAGCTGGGACAGTCTTGACATCGCCCCAAGCGTCCTTCACCTCAGCAACACCGAGTGCGTATCCCGCTGGCCCGTTGAAATCGCCTTCCAGCTCAGGGTATCGCTTGATTTCCCAGTTAATGATCTTGCCCATTTTTC